GACACAATCTGCGGAGAAAGTCTCGCTAATCGACGCACAAAAAGCGGAGATGAATGCTATATACGCGCACGATATATCGCTAAATGAAGGCACATCCACATGGATGAAAGACCTACGCGCTTCGGTTCGTCCTGTTATTACTTACGGTTTCTTTTTCTTGTTGGTAGCTATTGACGGCGTTTTGGCTTACAAAGGGTTGACTAGCGGTACAGATTTTAATGCGTTGGCTGACCAATTATGGGATGACGAAACCCAAGCGTTGTTTGCTGCGATTATCAGTTTTCACTTTGGTGGTCGTGCGTTCGGAAAATGATAAGCAAAAAAACACTTGATCTAATCAAACACCACGAGGGGGTAAGGAATAAACCTTACCGTTGTCCGGCACGACTTTGGACGGTTGGCGTAGGCCATGTGATTGACCCCAATCATGCAAAAGTACCGTTTGAAGACAGACTAAGTTTGCCGTGCCCAGATGGCTGGAACCGTGTATTTACAATGGAAGAAGTCGATGCCATACTTGCAAAAGACCTTGAGAGGTTCGAGCGCGGAGTTCTTAAATATTGTCCTAACGCTGGCTCTAAGCAAGGCTGGATGGACGCTTTGGTCAGTTTTAGTTTTAATGTAGGGTTAGGAACTTTGCAACGTAGCACACTACGCCAAAAGCACAATAGAGGCGATTATGTTGGCGCTGCTGATGAGCTATTAAAGTATTGCAAAGCAAGCGGCAAAGTCTTAAAAGGCTTAGAGAACCGCCGCAAAGATGAACGCGCGTTGTACTTAGGAGCTTAAATGAAGCAGATTATAGAAGCATATACCCGTGAAGATGGCGTTGTAGAACCCGCACATGAGGTTGAAGTTGTATGCACACATTGCAAAGACCCCGTAAGCCAAGAAGAAGAAAATACAGGGTTATGCACTAACTGCAGTCAGCCTTGGGCTGTTCAACAAAGCGTAAATGTATTCGCAACGACGTTTCCAGCTATTGATGGTATGACTATTAGAATAGGTTAATCATGCCATTACAGCAGCTACAGTTTCGGCCCGGAGTTAATCGAGAAGGTACAACACTTGCCAACGAAGGTGGTTGGTTTGAGTGTGACAAAGTGCGTTTTCGTTCTGGATACCCGCAAAAAATAGGCGGCTGGGCTGCGCTGTCGTATAACACTTTCTTAGGCGTTTGTCGTTCTTTATGGAATTGGGTGACGCTAAAAAGTTTTAACTTACTTGGTGTTGGTACCAACTTAAAATTTTATATTGAGTACGGCGGTACTTACTATGACATTACACCTATTCGTTTGGTTACAACGGGCACTGCTACATTTACGGCGACGCCCGGCTCTAATATATTAGTTGTTACTGACCCTGATAACGGTATTAAAACAGGCGACTTTGTAACTTTTTCTGGTGCGTTAGCGCTTAGTATACAAACTATCACCATAACTATTGGTGTCCCCACTGTAATAACTTTAACCACCGCACTACCTAATGGCACGGCTATAACCCTTGCTACAACAGGTAACTTACCTACCGGACTTACTGCGGGCACTACATACTATGTAGTTAATGCTTCTGGCGTTACATGTAACTTAGCGTCGACCGTTGGCGGTGCGGCTTTACCTACTGTTGGTTCTCAATCGGGTGTTCAAACATTATCCAACGTAGATGGTATGTCTGCTGCCATACTTAACCAAGAGTACCAAGTTACATACGTTTCTTTAAATAGTTATTATGTTGAAACTCCTGTTAACGCCACTGTTTATGATACTGGGAATGGTGGGGCTAACATCGTAGCTACATATCAAATTGAAGCTGGTGGAGAAATCTATACTGTTGGTACTGGCTGGGGCGCTGGCCCTTGGAATGCTGGTAATTCTGGTAACGCGTGGGCGCATGGTTGGGGCACTGCCTATACATCGGGTTTTGGCGCGCAGTTGCGTCTATGGAGTCAAGCTAACTTTGGTGAATATTTGTTATTTAACCCCCGTGGTGGCGCTATATATTTGTGGACGCCCGGCGCAGGAGATAACCCAGCAGTAACTACTCGGGGTGAAGTGTTAAGTATTGATAGTTCTGGAATATATGAAACAGACGCAAACTGTCCTGTAATATGTAATACGCTCGCTGTTTCTGACTCTTCTCGTATTGTTATAGCTTTTGGTTGCAATGATTACGGTGAAACCGAGTTAGACCCATTACTTATTCGTTGGTCAGATCAAGAAAGTTATTCTGTTTGGACTCCTCAAATTACTAACCAAGCGGGTAGTTACCGTTTGTCTCGTGGGTCAGTAATTATTACGGCGGTGCAATCGCGCCAAGAGATTCTAGTATGGACTGACACCGCGCTGTATTCAATGCAATATTCTGGCCCCCCTTTTGTATGGCAATTTACTTTATTAGCAGATAACTTATCTATCAACGGCCCTAACGCTGTAACTACAGTTAACGGTGTTACTTACTGGATGGGTACAGATAAGTTTTATGTCTACTCAGGGCGCGTTGAAACCTTACCTTGCTCCTTACGTCAGTATGTATTTGACGACATTAATCGTGACCAAGGTTATCAATTCTTTGCAGGCACTAACGAAGGCTATAGTGAGATTTGGTGGTTCTATTGTTCAGCTAATAGTACGGTTGTTGACCGCTACGTTATATACAACTACTTAGATAAAGTTTGGTATTACGGCAATATGGGGCGCAGTGCGTGGTTAGATAGTCCACTACGCAACTACCCTATGGGGGTAACTTACGACAACTTAGTTGTGTATCACGAAGCGGCGGTTGATGACGGCACTACTAACCCACCTACTGCTATTGACTCGTACATTCAGTCGTCTGACTTTGACATCGGTGATGGTCACAACTACGGGTTTGTATGGAGGATGGTGCCTGATATTACGTTTGATGGCTCTACGGGTGAAACCCCTAATGTAAACTTTACCGTACGCCCACGTCAAAACCCCGGCGCATTCTACGGCTCTGCGGATAGCCCCACTGTTAGCTCAGCGTTGCCTTATAGTCAAGTTCATAACTATAACGTGCAGCAGTTTACTCAACTTGTATACACAAGGATTAGGGGTAGGCAGTTAGCATTTAGAATAGAGTCGAACATGTTGGGCACACAATGGCAGTTAGGTGTACCCCGTATTGATGTTAGACCAGACGGGAGACGTTAATGTCTACAGGCACTACCAAAGCCCCGACGCTACCTCTTGCGCCAAACGACTACAACTTTCAGTATCAGAACCAGCTAAATACTATTCTGCGATTGTATTTTCAAACCCTAGACAATCCGGGGCCTATTGCGGGGTCTACGTTGCGGGTTAGCGCTACAGAACTTATTGCGGCACTTAATTTTAGTCAAGTAGACCCTACCACAGGACTACGCGTTGTCAGTTTTCCGACACAGACTGAGTTGGCGTATTTGCGTGTGGGTGATGTGTATTACGACACTTCGGCTGGGAATGTACTAAAGATTAAAACATGACGCCCCAAGACCGCGCCTTAATTATGGTGTATGAGTCTGTAAAGCATCGGTTGACAATTGGGTTGGTTGAATATTTAGAAGCAGTAAAAGATTGGGAAGTTATACCCATAACCGAAGCAGGGCGCGTTATAGGCGGTGTATTGCTAAAAGATAATGAAATTCATGTAGGATGTGGGATTAGGCCAATCGGGTGTAATCGGGCGTATATTCGGGTCATCCTCGGCGGTGTAATAGATAAATATGGTTTTGCGGTAACCCAAGTAAACGCTGATAATCAAGCTGGGCTGCGGTTTTGCGAGCGATTAGGGTTTGTCAAATTAGGCACAAATGACGGTAAAATACTGTTACGGTGCGACAGGAGTAATTACGTATGAGAATACCAAATAAATTCAATGGTTATAGCGCAGACAACCGCCGCCTATATAACGACCCCGCCACTTTAACTGCTTTAACGGCTGCTGGCGCTGAAGGCTCTATGGTGGCTGCTCCTGCTCTTGCAGAAGCCGCAACGCTTCCGGGTATTGTTGGTGGCGCTGGTGCTTTTGCTCCTGAATTGATGACAGGGCTTGCTTCTACTACTCCCCAAATTGCTGGTACCGCTAGTACGTTAGCCGAAGCTTCGCCTGAAATTGCATCTAACTTAGCGTCGGGCAACGCCCAAGGGATTATGCAGGGCGCTCAACAACTACCCGGTGCTGGTGGCCCGCCAAGCCTAGAAGAGATGCAAGCTATGGGGCAAAACTTTGCCGCTAATTCTCCGGGTGCTGGTAGTCCAGACATGGCACAACAGTTAACTGCTGGCCCCGGCGCACCTAATCAAATTGGCGCACCTCCTTCGACCGGCGCAGAACTTCAAGCAAATATACAATCAGGCGGCATTCAGTCTACAGGTACACAAACGGCGTTTCCACAAGACATGCCCGCTGCTCCACCAGAATCTGGCGGTATATTAGACGCGATTAGTAAGTTTACTGATCCTCTGACTTCTGGGTTTCAGAAAGCTATGGACTATGCTAAAGAAAAACCATTGCCTACTGCGATGGGGTTATACGGACTATCTAAGTTAACAGAAAAAAAATTACCCGGCCCTCAAAAATATAAAGGTTCTAGTTTTAACTATAACGCGTTCAACGCACCTGTAATGAACCGCACTTTGTATGGCGCAAATGGCGGCATTATGCATTCCTATGATGTTGGCGGCCCAGTTGAACAAATGTCTAAACAAAACTCCGTAGGTGCTAATACTGGATACCCTATGGCGGGTCAACAAACTTATGGCTTCACTCCGCAACGCCCTATCTCCCAAAACATGTTAGACCCAGAGGGAGAACAAAACTTAGACCCATATACAGGCGAACCTAAGTTTAATGAAGGCGGCATGACTGACTTTAAAAAAATGTTAGCAAAACAAGAAAAGGAACGCGAAGCGGCGGGCGAAGTAATATATCAACGTGCTAGGGCAAAAGTTGAAGACCCGGGTATTGTTAGCCGTCCATTATCTGAATCATCTACTGACCCGTATTCAGCATCAATAAATAGAATGAAAAACGCGTCTAAAGTCGCCGGTATTAAGATGTACGAGATGCCTAAAATTAATATGCCTGAAAGTTTTAGTGTTACAGAGGCCGCAAACGGCGGTATCATGCACGGTTTAGGCGGTTATAGCGATGGTGGACGTCTATTGAAAGGGCCGGGCGATGGTGTATCTGATTCTATTCCTGCTGTTATTGGTAATAAGCAGCCCGCTCGTCTTGCTGATGGTGAGTTCGTGGTGCCTGCACGTATCGTATCAGAGTTGGGAAATGGATCAACAGAAGCCGGAGCAAGAAAACTCTACGCCATGATGGAGCGCATTCAGAAAGGCCGTAGTAAGTCTGTAGGCAAAGGTAAGGTAGCGGTTAATTCAAGAGCAGATAAACATTTACCAGCATAACTATGCCTTTATACCAAGTACACGCAAACGAATTACCTAAAGTATGGCCTATAGCTGCGCCTATGTTGCAAAAAGCTATCAACCTTGACCCAGAATTAAATACGATAGAACAAGTTGAATACGCAGTACGCACAGGCCGTACGTTCTTGCTAGTGTGGGACGAACCAGACGAAGGTATTACTGGCGCAGTTACTGTAGATATTATCGACTACCCGCGTGAGCGCGTAGCACATGTGAATTTAATGGGTGGCAAAGGAATAGTGCGCACTCATGTGTTTGATGAAGCTAAAAATTGGATGCGCCTAATGGGCGCTACTACTGCACAATGTTGGGCTAAAGGAACACTAGTCCAGATGTATGAAAAAATGGGCATGACCAACACCCATCAGGTGATGAGGGAAAAATTATGAAATTTAACAACCGTTCAATGGCTTTAGTTGGCATCCCCGACTTGCCTGATACCGCTTTCCAACACAACGGCGACCGTAAAATTAAACCCCAAGGTGGTGGCGGTGGTGGCCCTACGCAGTCTACGTCTTATAACACCAACATACCTGAATACGCTCAACCTTATGTTGAGCAAATGCTTGGCGCTACGCAAAAACAAATATTTTCTGGCACTTCGAGTGGTAATGGGCAATTTACGCCTACAGGATTTAATCCATACACGCCTTACGGTTCAACATATAACAGAGATGCTAGTGGCGCGCCGCTTAAAGATTCAAGCGGTAATATTATGTTTACCAATACAGCACAGCAACAAGCTGAAGCTGCTGTAGCCCCTATGAGTTATGGTCAGCAAGCTGCCATATCTGACCTTAATCAATACATATCGCCACAACAAACTACAGCAGCCTCTCAAATGGCTAGTGATTTAGCAGGTCGTTCGGCTGCTAGTGGTTATTATTCTCCTATGCAAGCGGAGCGGTTTCAATTAGGTAAGCCCCAACAAGTACGCACAGATTCGTTTACTCAACCGGGCGTGTCGCAAGGCTATATGTCGCCCTACATGCAGAATGTAGTTAATGCGCAACAGCGTGAAGCTCGTCGTGCGGGCGAGATTCAAAGAAACCAAAACCAAGCCCAAGCTGTAAATGCTGGCGCTTTTGGTGGTTCACGTCAAGCCATTATGGAAGCAGAGCGTCAGCGCAACATGGCTACGCAGCTTGGTGATATTCAAGCTCAAGGTTTACAAAACGCATATCAGCAAGGCCAAGGTCAGTTCAACACTGAACAGAATGCGTACCTGCAAGCGCAGCAAGCTAACCAAAACGCTAATATGCAAACAGGTATTCAAAACCTGCAAGCACAACAAGCAGCGCAAGCAGCGCAAGAACAATCACGTCAGTTTGGTGCCAACTTAGGGTTGCAGGGTTATGGTCAGGCTTTGCAGGGCGCTAATCTTGTGGGTCAAATGGGTCAGCAACAATACGGTCAGGACATGGGCAGGATTCAAGCTATGTCTGATCTAGGGGCTAAAGAACAAGCCCAACAACAAGCTATTATTAATCAGCAGATACAGAATTACGCGACACAACAACAGTATCCGTTTATGCAGCTTGGCATTATGTCCAATATGCTGCGTGGTTTGCCTATGCAAGCGGGTACTACAAGTATGTATCAAGCGCAGCCTATGGGTGTTCAACAAGCTCTTGGTATGGCTGGCGCGTTGAATAGTCTTGGTAAAGCTCCGGGAAATAAAAAAGGCGGCATTATTAAGATGGCGTCAGGCGGTATTGCGTCTGGTGTTGACCCTTATGAATTACCGGGGATGGCTAAGAGATTATCTGACCAACAATTACAACAAAAACTTTCTGACCAACAATCCGACCCAGAAACTAAAGGCATCATGCAAGCAGAGTCTCAGCGCCGTGCTAATACTCGTAAAGGGGTCATGGCTGCGGCTGGCGGGGGGATGATTGCGTTTGCTGAAGGAAGTAAAGAAGCAATTGATGATACTAATCCGTTTAAAGACAATCCTTACCCAATTAGAGAAGACATAGGCAAAGAGAAGAAGCCAGTTACGCCTACAGAGAAAACTAAAAAGAAAGCCGAAGCCTCTGCGCCTAAAGCCAAAGACATGTACACAGAGTACGACGAGGCTATAAAAGCTGCGGAAGAAGGCTCGTTTAGTGAAACTAAAAAACAATTAGCTGAACGAGAAAAAGCTTTGCCAACGCTTCAAGCTGAAGCAGATAAAAGTATTGCGACGCGCGTTGCTGATATGCGTCAAATGAATAAAGACCTTGGCATTGAGGATAAATTTACAGCGCCATTACGCAAATCTTTTGAAGAGCAAATAGCTAATAGCGCAAATGAATCTAAAGAGCAAGCTAGGTTGCGTCAAGCGCAAGCGTGGGCTGTTTTTGGTTCTACTCCGGGGCCTTTACTTAAAGTAGGTTTGCAAGCGCTTAGCGGTTATATTGACGATACTATTGCGGACGGAGAAAAACGCAAGAAGATGCAGAATGAGCTTAAGAAAGCTTTGTATGATTTAGACCGTTCTTCGTATTTAGAAAGTACAGGTATGGTTAAAGAAGCTAGGGAACATCACTTAAATTCGTTTAATACAGTAAATAAATTACGCGATCAAATAGCAGATGACCGCCGTAGTTTGGAGCAGACAGAACTTAACCGTAAGATAGAAGCAGCTAAATCTAGACTTACAGCAAAAGAAAAGATGGAAGAAAAGCGCATTGCAGCCGGAACAAGAGGTGATACTAAAGATGCAGCACTTACAACAAGACAAATACAAATAGCTGAAAGTTTACGCAGTCAGTTTGAAAACCGTAATAAAGCCGCAATAGAAAGAATAAACCAAACATTGAGTATGGCTCCTGAAGGTAAAATTGCTGACGCAGCAAGGGATGAGCTTGCAGAAATTAATAGGAAACGGGATCAGTTAGACGCGCGTATTGCTAAAGAACTTACTCGAGTACCGGGCCTTGCACCAGAGGAAGCTGCGCCTAGTAAAACTAGTGGCGCGTCTATTGCTGCGGGGCAAGTTGTGGATGGATATAAGTTTAAAGGTGGTGATCCTAATACTAAGAGTAATTGGGAAAAAGTTAAATAACCGGAGCAATTATGGCAGCGCCTTGGGAACGTAACTGGAGTACCGCAAAAGAAGAAGGAACAGCCCCGTGGGAACGTAAATGGGCTGAACCAAAAAAGACAGAAGAACCTGCCGAACCTGAAGGTAATGGTTTTATACGTGGTCTGTCTTCTTATTTGCCACAAACTAAATCAACATACGGTGCCGCTAAAGTATTAGCGGGTAAAGCGTTTGGCTCTGAAGACCTGATGAAGTCAGGTCTTGAAACTATGGAGTCCGCTGAACAAGAATTAAAAGGCAAATCAAAAGCCACAGACTCGTTTACTGCCGCGCTTGATAAAGGTATAGGCACTGTTATAACTGATTGGTTGCCTTACCAAGCGGGTTCTGGTGTAGGTAATCTTCTTGAATCTCTTGCCGTTATGGGTGCTGGTGCTATAGCTGGTTCCGCAGTACCGGGCCTTGGTACAGTTGCTGGCGGTGCGTTGGGGCTTGTAGAGAAGAAGTTAGCTAAAGAACTTGTTGAAGAAACTGCTAAAAAGATAGCTAAAGAACAGGGCGAAAAAGCAGCTAAAGAGTTCGTTGAAGAGCGTACTAAAGCCGCCGCTAAAGAAGTAGCTAAAGATATAGCAGCCCATGCAGCACTCGCCGCTCAAGCTGGGTTCCACGGTGCTGGTGAAACTACGTCCCGTGCTGTTGAAGAAGCAAAACGCCTAGGCAAAGAAGCTACCGATATTGACCTTGAGCGCGTAGCACCTGCTGCCATTGTGCATGGCGTGGCTGAATTTATTGGGGATAAGATTGGTCTAGGCGCGTTTAATAAGCTTGACCTCAATCAGAAGAATCTCCTACTAAACTTTGGTAAGAACCTGTTAGAGACAGGTACTAAAGAAGCGCCTGTTGAGATGTTCCAAACAGCCGCCGAGCGTTTTGGCGCGCACTTGTCTTTAGCAGACGCTGAAGCAGTTAAAGAGTATGTTGATAGCGCAGCCGCTGCTTATGCTATGTCAATCGTGCCATCCGCTGGTGGCGCAATTAAAACTCGTGGTATGGCGGGCTTAGAAGAGCGCAATAAAGAACTTGAGAATCAGTTCCGTCAAGACATACAGCAAGAAGAAGCTGACGCCGCTGCCGCTACGCAGAAAGCAGAAACCGCTACACAAGATATAACTAAGGTTGGTGTGCCTGATGAGCAGGGTAATGTAGCGCCGCTTCAACCAATTAAGTTTGATGTGATGTCTCCTGAAGAGACCGCCGCCGCTCAGACTAATGACCCTCTTACTGCTGGAATCGCTGCCGCTACTAATATTGCCGCTGAGAATAAAGATGTAACAACAGACGTTGCAGCCGCTGTGCCTGAAGCTGCGGCTATTCCTAAAGAGCCAATTCCTAAAAAAGAAAACGAAACACCTGAAGAACAAATAGCGCGCTATAAGTCTGAGTTAGCAACGGGCAGAACCGCAGAAGGTAAAAGATTAACTTATTCTCACGCTAGAAAATTAGAAGAAAAAATTGTAAAGCTAAAGGAGAAAATTAATGTCGAGCAGCCACCTACAGGAATTAACCCCCCAGCAGATCAGTCTAGCGTTACTAGCGCTCCACCAGCAATGGAAGGAACCGCCCCCGGAGTTGACACATCTATCGTATCTGGAGTGGGCAGTGTTGGAGGGAATGCTCCAGCAAATAATGTGGCAGAAGGAACACAGCCAGCTGCACTAACTGAAGAACAAAACCGTTTAGCAGAAGAAGAGCGTTTAGCAAAAGAAGCTGAATTAGCACACGAAGCTCTTAAGGCGGAATTGGCGCGCGCGCAAACAGAAGCGCCTAAAGAAAAAGGATTAACTCCTAAACAGATTAAAGACGGTTACGCGCTTTTATTAGAAGAGCATGGCGACGAGTTACCTGCGTGGAAAGATTTAACGCCTGACTTAAAAAAAGCGTTGATGGGCGAAATAAAAGATGCGTTAAAGACTAAAGGCATGTTGCCGTCTAAAGGGGCTACACCACAAGTATCTCCTGTTATTGCTACACTTAAGAAAAATAAAGCAATTATTAATTCATACAATGAAAACCGCCCCGGTAGATTGCGTGAATGGGAAACACTTAATGACGATGAACGCGATGTATATCTGTCGCAGATTAAAAATAATACAGCAGAAGAACAAGATAAAGCTTATTCAGCTTTACAGTCTTATTTAAAATCTAATGAGCAAGTAACCGAAGAAGGCGGAGTAGAAGAAGGCGGGGTACCACAAGGCGCGTCTATCTACGAACTTAATCGTCAAGCTTACTCTTCTGAATTACCGCGTTGGGGCGAGTTAGATGATAGCGCGCGCAACGTATTTTTAAAGTCTATTGAACGTGGCTTTACTCGTAATAAAAAAGGTGATTTAACTAAGCGCGAAGTAACTACAGAACAAATGGATGAGGCGTTTACTGACGTCTGGATTCATAACGCCGAGAAAGAATCGCGCGTAGTATCACCGTTAAAAGAACGCGAAGCGCAAGCGCAAAAAGATCGTAAACAGCGCATGCAGGAAGAAAGAGAAGAAGTATCTGTAGGCAAAGAACTGCCCACGTTAGTTAAGATGATGTTGGGTGAAGGCGGCGTAAATAACGTACTTGCCTATCTTGCTAAAAAAGCTGAAGGTTTAAACTTTGGCAAAATGACTAGAAAAGCTGTACGCGAGCGTACTTATGGTTCAGCATCTTTACGTGAATTAGAAAAACGCCACGGTGCATTGACCCGCGCTATATTTAAAAATGTAGCGGCGTCACTTATGAAAATTAATTTTTCTAGTTCTAAAGTTGTCGTTGACCCAAATAACAAAGTGATACAGCAGCTTATCCGCGAAGGTAAATTAGCTGCGTACGACCCAAAGACAGATACATTCTATTTTACTAAAGACGGCATGGACGAGATGACTGTCCTGCATGAGATCGTACACGCTGGTACGATTAAGGTTCTTCACACGTTTAAAACTAACCCAAGTAGCTTGACAAAAGAACAGCGCGTAGCCGCTGAACAGATTAATAAAGTATATGAGTTTGCTAAAGCAAGGCTAGAGAAAAAATATCCTGACCAGATGGAAAACGTATATGAGTTTGTTAGCTATGCGTTGACCGACCCAGCCTTTCAAGCGGAACTTGCTAACACCCAAGCTCCAGTGCTTGCTAAATACACGTTAAAGCCAATAGTTTCACCCGGCGGATTCCAAACCATTTGGGCGCATTTGTCCAAAGCAATGATGAAACTGTATGGCTTAACTAAAGCAGCAACACGATTTTTTGAAATTAAGCCAGAATTTTACGATATTCTTTCTAAAGCGTTTAGTGGTAGGTATGAACAAGAACCCCTGCTTATGGGCGGTCGTGGGGCTGAAGAAACTGTAACTGAAATAAAAAATTATATAGATGGTGTTAGAGAAAAAGAAATTGTAGATAAAGGCACCATAATTACTTTTGAAGCCGTTAGTAATTTACGTGATAAAGCGGAATCTAAATTAAAAGATAAATATCCTGATGTATTTAAAGATAGAACCGATGACGGGGTATTAGACTTTGCTATTAAGTGCGTTGAAGATGAAGCTTTTGCGCATGAAGTAACTTTATTAGCAGTTCAAAGTGGGACTAGAACATACAACAAACAAAAAATAGGCATTACTAAACGCGCAGGTTATGAAGGCAACGCGCTAATTGAAATTACTGAGGCGTTCCAAGGAATACTCGCTGCACCTGAAGCTGGCATAGACATTGAAGCTTTACCTGCTAAGAAGCCAAAGGCAGCGCCTACTACTGACCGTTCTTTAGAAGAGCTAGAGTCAGAAATGAAGACAGGTAAGCAACCAGCTACTCCTTCAAAGATATGGGATGCCGTACTGTCTGGTAAAGCAGCGCCGTGGCTTGAAAGAAAATTTGCTAATGACCGTGCGCCTATAAAACGCTGGCAGAAACAGTTGGCTGATGCCGGGCGCGTCATTGCCTATGGCGTGGGTATGAATAATATCTACGATCAAATTGTCTTGTCGTCTGGCAACGCGCATTGGATATACACACAGTATGTACAAGCTGGCACAGAAGGACTGCGTCAAGAGATAGCTGCGTATGCTGAGAAAAATAAACTGTCTATAGAGAAAGTTTTGGAAAAGCTGGCGCTTGCTTCAATTGCTCGTCACTTGCCTGAACGCCGTGAAGCGTTGTACATGAGGAATGTAGATTTAAGTGTTTCTCCTATTATTAAATTTACCAACGCGCAAGGTAAAACTGAAAACATATCCCCATCAAAAATGCGGGACATTATATTTAAAGAGCTTGATACTAATAAGAATCTTACAGAAGCTGAAATAAAATATTTTGAAAAGACTTTGCGCGGTATTGTGTTTGATAAGAACCAGACGTTCCTTGACCCTAAGATAAAGGGCAAAGACTTAGCCAATATAAATAGCAGCAAGTACAACGTAGCTGGCGCGTTCTCTGAGGCTGAAGTTAAGACTATGACGGATGGGTACAACGCTAACAAAGCTGAAATGCAGCCTATCTTTGCCATAGTAGATAAACTAAACAAGACTACGCTCAAGCTGAACAAGATGTCTAACTACATGTCGCCTTACGCTGACAATTGGGTTAAGTTCTACGGCTGGCAAAACTACGTACCACTCAAAGGCAAACATTTGTCGGACGATACCGACATGCTAAATTTCGACAGCCGCCGCTTGGGAGGCGAGCTTCAAGAGAAAGTGCATACCTTTGAAGGTAATCAGGAGATACCGGACAACCCTGTTCTTCAGGTGATGGCTGACGCTGCGATAGCGTCTATGCGTGTTGGGCGTAAAAATGTTACTGAAACTATTTACAACTCCGCTAAGAAAAATAAAAACAATCCTAATGGCACAGGCTTATTATCAACCGCTGAAGTCATTAAGATTGTGGATTTTGAAGAACGTCGCGATCAAAAGTTCTTGGATTCATTGGGCGGCGAAACTAAAATCTTCCATTACATGCCAGACGGTAAGGTTGCAATCATAAGCATTAAAGACAAAACTCTACTAGAGTCCATACGTAGGACTTACAGAGAAGTTAATCCTATGAAAGACTTCTTTAATAAATGGACAGGTAGGATTGGTCAGACCCACACCCGATTTAATATAGCGTTTGCCCCTGTTAACTTTGTTCGCGACGTGCTTACTAACGCGTTTACTATTGGCGCGGACATGGGGCCGCTAAAAGCCTTTAACTATCTAGGCTCTGTTGCTAAAGATGTAGCTACAGGCAAGCTTTGGAAAACAATTAGGTTTAATTATTTGTATTCAGAAGGAAGAATAAGCGCCATACGTGCGCTTAGCATGAAAGATTCGTACTATAAAGATTTACTTGACCTAACTAGAGAAGGCGGGCGTGTATCTCATTTGGCAGGGATTGCTAACAAAGGGCAGTTCAATGAGCTAAATAAAGAAGTAGGCAAGGATGGAATACTGCCACTTAAATCTGTAGGTAAGTTCTTCGACGGCTACATTGAAATGTTTGAGATGGCTTCGCGTGTTGCCGCTTTCCGCATCGCTAAAGAAACAGAACTCGCTGAGTTAAAACGCCAAAACAAAGTTGGCCCTGACGCTGAGAAAGCCGCTAGAACTAAAGCCGCTTCTTACACTAAAGAACTTGCTAACTTTGAACAAGCTGGTGAATTTGGTAAGACGATGGGTGCGTGGTTTATGTTCTTCCGTCCGTCCGCTACAGGTGCAGTAAGAGCTATAGATGCAGTTGCCCCAGCGCTTATGAACGCTGAACAGGCTAGGATGAGGCAGCCACAGTTTGCCGAAGCTGCTATCTTGCGTGAGAAGTTAAAAGATAAATCCATCACGGGCGTTACCCGCACTAAGATGGAAGCAAAGTTAAAAGACGCGGAGAAAGCTGTACGATACTTTGACACTAAGTTTGCTGATAATAAACAAAACGCGCAAGTAATGATTGTATGTCTAATGGGTATGGGGTATTTGACTTATCAGATGGCGCACGCTATGGCTGATGATGATGATGAAAAAGATGAGCTAGGCCGCAATAAGATTGCTACTGACGACATGTCACGTTGGACTAAGTTTGCGCGGTTCTATATCCCCGGCGTTGAGCGTCCTATACAGATACCTTGGGGTTTTGGCCTTGGTGCGTTTGCTGCTCTTGGCGCGCAGATGGCGGCTATTTTTAACGGTAATGTTAGAACAGGTGACGCTTTAGCTAACATGTTTATGATAACCCTTGATTCTTTCTTGCCGTTACCTTTCTCTCGCATTCCTGTAAGTGAGAAGCCGATAGAATTTGCTATTGATTCTGCGGCACCTTCTATTGCTAGGCCACTATTTGAATATGCGTTTAACGTAGACGCGCTAGGGCGTCAGATATATAACAATCGTCAATCACGGTTTGGTGATGCTTATACTGGTGGGGATAGTATTCCTGAGTTGTATAAACGCGCTGCGCGTTATTGGTTTGATACTACTGGCAATGACGTAAGCCCTAATACTTTATACTTTTTTGCTAACTCCTATGCAGATGGCGCGTCGCGTTTGATGCACAACGGTGTAAACATAGGGTTTTGGTTATCGGGACAGAAAGATTTTGATCCTAAAACAGATACATTGTTCCTCGATAGTTTTGTTGGCTCTAAATCTAACTACGACGCCCGTGAATGGCAGCGCATTGATGATGATTTAGCAGAGCGTACCAAGAAACTAAATATGTTAAAAGATAAACCAGAACAATACTATAAGTATTTAGAAAAAAACCCGCTCGATGCGATGCTTGTTAAGATGTATAACCACGACGTCAATGGTTATTTAAAAGACTTACGTGCGCAAGCAAACAAATACCGCGCTATGGATAGTAGTATGCTGTCTTTAAGAGAGCGTAAGCAAATTGTTGACTCTATTGTTCAGCGCGAAAACTTTGAGAAGTACCGGCTTGTACAACTCTATAACGCATACGGAATCAAACCCTAGGCAACCCGCCACACGCGGATGCCTAGGTGTCCTTCTTTCTCACAGGTAAATATCTTTACCCTGACGCGTGACTTCTTAGCGGCGATGTCCGCCGCGTACATCATTTGGGCAGGGCGCAGTGTGGGGATAAAGAAGCTCTCCCCAACCGCCATATAGTCATACGGAAAAATCCACTCTGGCTCTTCAGTCAGCTTCTCCATCTCTAGCGAAGAAGGTATCGGGAATTTCGGTGGCAAAGACATAGGTGTTCACATTCATATTTTTATCAAGGATACTCAACGCTTGCTTCCATCCTGCGTCAAGCCGCGACTTCTTAACTTCAATAAGAATATTCTTCTCTTTCATGTTCTGTTCAAACTCTCGTGAACTAACATTCTTTTCAGTAAGATACTTTTTAAATTCCGTTGTAGATATAGTCACTAACCCTGTTGCTAAATCAATTCTTCCTACAAGACTAGTGCGCGGCTCCATCGTAACTTTGCCGTCGTTAATGCCCAAGAAGCCTGTGTAGTATTTATTGATGAAGTCACCAACCAACGCTGAGTAATCTGTCTCGCCAAGAGTAACCACCTTGTCACGTATGTTAATCATCTCACCGCACACCTTGTCATAGATGCGGTTTAAGTCATAATCAATAATGCCAAACTCATTACCTATCACGCCGCCTGTCATAGCTGCGCCAATAATGTTCTCGTAAAAACGGTAGATCGCGTCATTGCCAAAGTCTTTCTTAAATCGTGCAATCCATTCTTTTACTATATCAATCAGTGCGTCTTCACCCTTTAAGAAGTAAGACTGAATAATCTTGCGACCTGCATGACCATAGTTGTACTTGAACGCGTCGAACACTTTCGGGCCAAAGTCTGGCTCATCAATCAACAGCCGTGGTTTCATTACAAGAAACTCAATCATACGTGCCATCTCACCGGTCGCCATAGAATTGTTGGACATAATCATATCCAGTAGCGGCATGTTACAAGTCATCATGGCAATGGATGACGCTAAGAGTTCGTGTTCCCGTTCAGCGTTAATAGACCCCTGCATCCTGATCTTAGCTTTACCCTGAGAGATAGCGTGAACCATCTTGCTTAGCTCTTCTATCTTGCGGGTATGTGCTTCATCAACCCCAAACGCTGCGTTTTTTAATGTGACGTACCGCTGATTTAAACCATTGTTTGTTGCATCAAACACAGAAATGCCCACGGGGTTACACCAAATACTTAAGTTAGCGTACAGCGCTCCTGTCTTACCATTGCCTGATTTACCTGTATAACTAACGATAGCGCCCGGAGTAGACGTCAACGGCATAAGCGGCGAACCCAAACCAATCAACGTACCAAACGCATGCATCTCCATCGTAGGACGGTTCAACTGCTGCGCGGACTCTTGCCAGCGCTCAAAGCTTCCCTTCGGCTCAAAATGTTTTGAAACACTCTTAACCATAGGCGAGGCAGGCGTAGACACAATCGAGCCATTTGATTTAATTAAATTATTGCCGATGACATACTCACGGCCCAAGCGCTCGTCTCCTACTACTTCTGTCCAGCCCATCTGCATCTGCATTAACTCTGCTTCTGCCTGTGTCTGTAAGTAATGCCCCCACTTCATGATATATCCCATGATATGTACCAATTTATCTGCGTTACCTGTAACGCCCATAAACCCAATAACTTTCTTAAACTCGTCAGACGCATTCAAACTCCTAGTGGTCACCATAAAATCACGCGGCGCGTCCTTGGGCAACAGAAGACGCATCATTAATATTTCGCCGTCGGCTTTACTAAACATCCTACGTATAGGAAACAACTCATGTGGATAAATAAGTTGTGGGTCTTGCTCTCTTTTATCCCCCTTCTTATCTATCTTAGCTGGCGGCTGATAATAAATACCTCCTGTCTCACCCCTGAAGTACGGGAATAATGCTTGTGGATGGTCTGGTATTACGCCCGACGTAATACTTTCGGGATTCGTTTGCTCCCGAACTGCGTCCTCTTTAGGGGCTTGCGCGATTTTGATGACTCGCCCGAGGGCGAGGGGGTTGGTGAACTTTCCTTTGTATGCACAAGTGTCACAGATTCCGGGATTTTCATTGTCGAATGTTATGCATGAATAAGGTTTTCCTTGACGCAGTGTTGATTTGCGTTCCGTCTCTGCCGGATTGTAGCCGGGATAATCTTCTGATAATTTGTGGATAGCCTCGTCGCGGTCGCTACAATGCTGTGCAATGGATAAGGCCGCTGTCCACATGGGTTCTGGAAGAGTTGCGGCGTTTTCAATAGCCCATTTAATCTGTCCGCATCCATCACCTTCAAGACTTCTGATAGCGATTTTTTCAAAGCGTGTCTCCTGATTATCTAACTTCATCAATGCTTTAGTATCGTCATCCAATCCTTTGGGTAGACGCTTTAACAAATCAAACGCAGACTCTTCTATTACCCCTAAAAACTCTTTAAATTCATCGAACGAATATACCGGCAGCTCGTCAGAAATTACCTCACATTTAGACGGTGGAGTTGTCTTATAGTTGAACGTATCAGGGCAGCGCATAATGCGCGCCACGTCTGCTGTAACAACTGGGTCAATGTGTAAGTCATTCTCAAGGCAGAGCGCTTTGAACTTTTCGGCGTAGGGCTTCCATTCAGTGACGGGGATGTCCCGATCAAATAGCCAGTAGGCGTGTATGCCTGTACCGGAATCGATGATAATAGGGGGAGGTAAATCAACTCTTGGGATGAAAGCATGTAATGCGACGAGAGCATCCCCCTTACTGTCATATCCTCTTCCGATAGCGGCTTTCCCTTCTCCGACATCGAGGTCGATGAAGAATGAACGTAGGAATTGCGCGTCCTCTGCCTTGCGGCTATAACCATCGAAGGAAGCAAGCGCCACGTAGACATTTGCTTCTTCCAATTCAAACTGTCTTGCAATAGTTTCAACATCATCTATAGACTCCGCAAATTTCTGTGTAATCCTTTTATCTAACTTAGCTACACAGTAAACGCCCTGCGAAGGCAATGCTTTCTCGTAAAATTGTTTTATCATATCCGCAGAGACAAGAAAGGCAGGATTTCTCCTGCCTTGTGTTAATGGGTGGGGTACTCGCTACGTCTGTGTAGGCCGCATGGGTTCAAGACTCAATTGTTAACACAGTATCCGCTTTTCCCCGTTAAATCGGCTTACCAATCATGTCTTCGATGTAAGCTTTGGCCTCTCTAACAGACTTGGCAGGTAACACGCCGTCTGCTAAATCTTTCTCTACTAGCCTTATAAAAGCTGAAGCCATTTGTTCATTCTTGCCACGTAGTATTGCACCACGAAACCAATTATGAACTGTTGCGCGTGAGACTTCTACCGCTATGGCCACGTACTTAGCAGGAATATTTGCTCTTACACAAAGCTTCGCTAACTTATAACCAATGCGGTAGGTGTCATCAACTTCGTCAAGACCACTTAGAAATTTCGTACTGTAAGGCCGAGGCATAGTTACCCTTATTTCTTAGTCCACTTCTTTACAACTTCAGAAGCATCAGTAGCTTGCGCGGGCGTGCGCTTGGTAGTTTCTCTAACGGTTGGTTCTGCCACCGCCACATCTTCACCGGCTGCGTCTTTCTTCTTGTAGACAGAAAGCTTAATAGCAGATTCAGCGGCGGGGGTTTTACCTTGCGCAGCGATAGTGTCATAGTCTTTAGGGTCAACTGCACCTGCTGGACTAAACAATACTTTAGGGAACTGCACCTTGGTATCGAATTGAATCTTAGTTACCACACGCCCTTTACTCACATTGTTATTTGCAAGCATTCCTATGTAGGATTTAAAAGGCCATCTACCGTTTTCTTCCTTACCGAAAGTCGAAGCCGCGGGGACAACGAATTCCAATACGTCACCACTAGGGTCTTGTGGTAAAACGACAGCTGTGCGCCATGACAACTTACATTTCGCACCAACCCCAGAATCATTGGAGCCTTTGGCAGAATTGGGACATACATCACAAGTCGGCGCACATGGGTGTTCAACATCGTCGTCAGGCTTAACGGAGTCGTTTGACCAACAGATTGGAGAGACGGTTTTTCCTTCTTCATACGTACCCTCATAGCATTGACGTGATGCGCTATGCGCCATACGAACGAAAATAACATTCATGTGACGGTCTTCAATGCTACCTACTTCTTTACCGCCTACCATCTTGCGGAACACGCCACCTTTAATAGAGAGACGCTTAGTTTGATTTGCATTACCGCCAGCAACCGCTGCCGTGTCTTCATCGACGCCGGACTGAATCATTAATGGGTTGTTGGCTAGTAGGGTTGCGAGTTCTGTACTCATGGTTATTTCCTTTAACTTGATTTAACTGAAGGTTTACGCACTGTGATACCAAATTCACGCATCACGTTCACACCGGGCGGCAAACCATCTGCATGACGCTCGGACATGAATTCTTTAAAATTACCTTGATGAAGACGTGCTTCAAACAATTCAACAGCGCCTGTTTCTAATACAAACTTGTTGAAGTTATCGCGGTCTGAACAGGTATATCTTTCTTTCAAACTCTTTATTACTGTGCCGTGAGAAGTCTTAACACTATCTGCCTTGATCTCATTGCACCCCGCTAACATCTCCTGCTCTAGTAAAGACATTTCTGCTTTCAGAGCTTCGTCCTGCATTTTGTAAGCGGACTCAATCTTTTCACGCTCTCCGCGAATAGTCAAGTAAGTTTTAACTAATTCCTCCATATCACTCATAAATTTCCTCTTTATATAAATCGACAAGTTTCTCGTGTGAATCAACTTTATTTTGCAACATCTTGTACATCTTTCTTTCTACTTCCGACCCCTGCAAATGCACTACTGTCATACGATTCTTCTGACCCACGCGATCTATTCGGGCTATACATTGTAGATACGTTTCTACACTCATAACAGGCGACCAAAAAACTATAGTGTCAGCGGCAGTTAGCGTTACACCGTGCGAAGCTGCCTGTGGTTGGATTACTAACACTCTAGGTTCCTGTGTAGTCTGAAACTTATTAACGATGCGTTGCCGTTCACCAGCAGATACAGCGCCGTTAATAATATCGCTACTAATTCCTAGTCCTTCAAGAAACTTACTAACCAACTCAATCGTGTGCGTGTAAGGTACAAACACTAATACCTTCTGGTCAGTCTGGTCTATTACTTCTTCCAACGCTTTGAGTCGTGGCGACACATCAAACTCAACTACTTCTTTCGTATCGGAATACACCGCGCCGCCCGATACTTGCAACAACTTACTTAACATAGCCGCAGCATTGACTGCTGATATTTGTTCTCCCGCCGCTTCTACAAGCATGTCGTCCTTTAATTTTTTATAGTATTTCGCAGCTTGCTGTGTCAACGGTACTTCACGCGTCTGATAAAGAACTTCTGGTAGATCAAGACACTCTGCCTTAGTAAATCTAATAGCGGGCTGTAACGCATCAAACACTATTTGTTTGGATGTAGGCTTGGGTAGCCACTTGAACCGTGTAACCTGCTGCATTACTTTGTCACGCCACGCTGTGCTGTACTTAGGAACTTTGCTTGGGGAGATCAAACGCGCTAAGCCAAACGCATCAAGGGGTGACTGTGATGCAGGTGTGCCTGTCAACATCCATAGCCGTGTCTCAGGTTTAATTAACTTCGCTAGTATCTTCCAACGCACAGTGCTTGTAGACTTGTAGGCGTTTGCCTCATCAACAACTATTAAATCAAAGCCCCCGCGATTTATTTCTTCGGCTAATATACCTACGCCATCGTAGTTGGTGACTATGAAATCATACTCACCTCTAATAATCTTTTTACGTTTCTCAGCGGAGCCATAAGCTACACCAACTGATCTGTGCATGGCGGTCTTGAACACATCTGCTTGCCACGCTGAATACATAATCGTTAACGGACATATCACAAGCACGCGTTTGACCAATCCCAAGCTCATCAGATAGTCCGCTGCCCATACCACGGAGGATGTCTTGCCTGTACCCGCTTCGTTGAAACAGAACGCGCGCCGTCTACTAGCTAGGAATGAGGCAGTAGTTTTCTGGTGGTCGAACGGTGTATAAAGACCGGGCCACTTATAGTCGCGCAACATGGGTGAGGGTAAACTGTTATAGCTGAAGGACTCAGCTATGAACGACGTCTCGTCATGACCCCAATAAACAAGAAGCTCAGTCTCGTTATCAGCTCGGTCTAGAATCTCGCACTTCTCAACGTAAGTGAGTATGTGGTCTGCATCTGTGTTTGACGTTCGGAACTGTAAAGCTGCGTTATCTACAACTGTAAACTTAATGTCTTGCACTTTAACCTCACTGTAAACTTAAAATGAACTCACTGTAAACTTTAGCCCCTTGCGGGGGCTAGTCGGTTAAATCCGTACCCAATAAAGCAAAAACGTGAAAGGAGGGGATACTAAATAACTGATGTAGTTTATAGGGGGAAAAATCTAGTAAAACCCCAGCCCACCCACACCTTACGGCGATTTTCTAACCTAGCAAAACTATTTCATTGAACCGTCTGACTTACGTTTAAAGCTACGATTCTTGTGCGGCGATTCTAAACGAACTCCATCTGCATTACTACCACCTTTGGATAACGCTTTGACATGCGCTACGTCCTTACCCTTTCGGCTAATACCTTTCTTGTCCATCTCTCGCCTAGCGCGCTGGCGCTCCATGCGGTCATCATGCTCACCCCGAGCCAACTCCTGTTGGTACTCTTTCTTATAAGGTCTTGGTGTCTTTGTGTATGCCATGTTTTGCTCCATGAATTTCGTTGTTTGTTTCTTTATCGCGCCGCGTATTAAATAAATTTTTAGCCAACGCTTCGGTCAACGCTCTTTGTGTTGCTTGCATTGACGCTGCTAGTGCTTTGGTGTACCCGCTCATTTGTTAGTCCTTTTACCCATCTACCAAATTGTCTGTATATCTGCTGTTGTTTCGACTCTGGATACATTTCCACTATGGATGATTTCATTTGTTAATCCTTTTTCCTTCCTACGCAACCTCTGTAAGTTGCCCCGAACTTTCCTCAACAATCTTTTCGACTCTGAGGGGGAGGGCGCAATGTATCTCTGCGTTAACTTCTTTTGGTCGTCTGTATTCATGTTTAAAAATATCATCTAATACTTTATATACCTCGTCTTTAAAGGCTTGCGCTGTCAGTAGCGGCATTTGTTACTCCGTGTATATGGTCGTTATGTACGGTTACTGTATTGTGTTTGATAGTAGAAGTATATGGGTCATGCTCTAATTCAAGTAGTATTGATCTCGTATGGGTGTACGTAGGAGAATGTTTAACCGTTTGTGTGTATGCCCGTGGGTCACTCCATCCATAACTATATATTGAATTTCTAGACACCTTCACACTTCACCTCATGCACCTCGTCGTTATTAATGTCATCGGCTCCTTCATCGCCTGTCGTCCGTATGTGCGCGTAACTCCACTTACTATGTTCTGCTGTGTATCTTTGCGTAGCCACCCTCATAACTGATTCTGGTACTAAACCAAGTGGGCTATCACCAAGACTTTTTAATCGTGTAAGTCTTATCATTTTCATCGGCTTCTGTAATGCTCACATGTTGTAACAGGACACCATCCACACAGCGGCGTAGGATTCATCTGCCATGTGTCATTCTCATACGATATTGTCAAGCGTTCTATATCAGGCGTAAAGTTATTCCATAAGGACTCACACTGCTCCCTCGTATACTCTTCCGGTATAAAGTTATTATGCAAGACAAACATCAGCCCCGCTTTAACTTTATTAACTTCTGGAAAGTGCGCAAACGTCATCAGTGCCATCAGTCGTAACTGTTTTAAATCAGGGTACTTGTCACTACCCGTCTTGTAGTCAACGATGAACGCTGTGTCTCCTTCTATCACCATGAAGTCAACGATACCACGCACCCAATAATCTTTACCCCAACCGCAAGGCTGCTTGTCGGCGTTCAACGCCATTCGATGCTCAATATACCTTGTACCGTCAATCTCCAATAGCGGGTCAACCATACTCGCAAACCGTTTGTAGTTGTGGGGTAACGCTGTACCATCCTTCGCGTAGTTTTCCAACGCGCTATGAACGTCTGTTCCGTAACGCATTTGTTGCGTCGGTATCGTTTCATATTTTTTAAGGACTTTAACTTCATGATACTGTTTTGGGCAATTAATATACTGTTTAAGACTTGAGAAAGACCATTTAATGGGGTTCATATAATACACCTTTAAGTTAACATTCTCCGTAACTATGCCCCCATTTTGCTTCACATGCAACAGGTAAAGTCTTCGCCCAATCCGGTGGTGTAGACATCTTATCAATGATGAAACTAAGAGCGCGCTCGCGCTCAACCTCTGGGACGATAATCACCGCCGCATCATGCACAGTCAGGACAACCCTATACTTCTGGTTGATAGCCAACATCTGTTCACCTACAACAATTCTAGCCAACGCTTGGACTACATTCTCCACCACTGCCCCGCCCCAGATACTTATCTCGCCGCGCCTAGACTTGTACTTGTACTGAGACTTCTCGCCTTCTGTGTCATACCGTAGGTTGGGGTAACGAATCATTAAGCCATTGGGCAGCTCTATACCTTCCTTCTTAACCCGCAACACTTTGTGTTCGCCCAAGTAACATTCTTTGGTCTTCGTGTCCCAATTACAGAGCATTTGCAACACGTCGTCTGAGTCTTTCCATAGATCAATAATATCGCTGTTAACATCTCGATAAAGTTTTACTATGTTCTGACATTCTTCATCATTGATAACTGCCCCGGGCGGTTGTGTCTTTAGCGTGTGCTGTAACTTTCTCCAGCCAGTGCCATACCCTAACCCCAGCACGCACGTCTTGCCAACAAATCTCTCAATAGGGTCAGCCTTAGTTATTGTTCGGTTGTATACCTTTGAAGCAAAGATTGAATATACATCTTCACCTGAAGCGAATTGTCGTACGACATCGTCTTGTCCAGAGAGCCATGCCAACACCCTTGCTTCAATTTGGGAGGAATCACAGTTAATAACCACGTTTCCTGATGGGGCAAGGATGGCATTTTTAAGCGTTTTCTTCTTCTTATCTCGACTAGGAAGGTTTTGGAAGTTAACTTTATCACTACCGCTCCACCTACCTGTGTGTGCTCCATAATATTTAAGGGGGATGGGCAGTAATCCTCTATTTCGCTTTCCGATCTCGATAAACCGTGAGATGCGAGACTCTTCCAGAGTTGATTTAGTTCCAAGTCTGACAGCGCAGAGCTGCTGAACGAGTGCATTTTCGTGTTCCGACAGTGCAATAAACCCTTCATCGTTTTTTGCCAGAGCAAATGTCTCTCTTCCTGTAACTGGGCTAATCTTAAGGGGTGGAACGACGGAATACTCCACAAGAAGTCCCGCAAACTGTTTATTACTTGCCAACTTCTTTCTGACAGCTTCTTCATCATCACATTTCAACCTTTCTTTTAGGGTGGCTAGGAGTTCGTTCTTCTCTTTCTTCAAGTCTTCTAAGCGTTGTACTAGCAATGCGTCGTCTACCTCAAATCCCGGGATTATGAACATCCTTAGCGTCATATCAATAAGTTTTGCCTCATCCTCGGGGAACTCGGACACCATGACACTGAACAACTTATGTGTCAGCTCAACATCATTCTTGCAATACTCACCGTACTGTTTAAGGTCAGCCGCCGTGAAGTCTTCAAGTCGCTTACCCTTGGCATCATCAACCTCTGAACCTTTCTTACCTATCTCATAACGCTCAGCCAACGCTTTCAAAGAACCCCCCGCATCAACGCCGTGGAGCGCGCGCGCCATGCACAGTGTGTCCAAATAGAAGGCGGGGTACACCCCGAACCGCCAACCAAGTATCGCGCCATCAAAGATAGTGTTGTGGCATAGCAAAGCCGAGTCCGTCCAATCAGTAAGCTCGGTCAGATGTTTCTTTAACACTTCATGCGTACCTGAAAGCCAATATGCCGGTGCATCATCGATCTTGATGCCTACACCTATCTCCTGAAATTCTTTTCCACGAATGTATTCTTCAGTCGTCAGCGTTCTAAACCCAAAGTCGTTTGAGTAGTATGTCTCGAAATCTAGTGTGATTAAACTCACTTATCTTTTCCTTGTACTTGATGAATTTCTTCTGCGCGTTGCCTACTATGTTTCAATATGTGTTCTCTGTGTTCTTTCATGTGCATGTTGAATTTGACGTTACTTGATGATACGGTCTTCATTGTCCGCAAGTGAGCTTGCTTTCTAGCTGCTTGTCTCATATCTTTCCTAAGTCCTGCACTTTGATTGCGGGTATGCCACTCGTCGGATAATTACTGTTTGTGACACTTCCCGATGAGTTACGTAGTTTCTTTATCTCCTCCGCCGCTTCCTGACATAACCCTAGTAAGAAAGCATTTGCCCTCATAGCCGTATTGAAGTTGTCGGGGTAATGATCTTCTGGGTTATTTAATACATCAATGATGTCGCTTTTCATGTGTTCTTCTCCTTTAGCTTGGCTTCTATTGCGCTAATACACTCTTCATCCACCACCGCATGAAACAACGTAAAGTCCGTCACTTCTTCCTCCGTCAGCCCTACCCATTCGCGCTGTGGTGGGTTGGTATTCTTAGGCTTTAGCGGCTCAAATGTCGAATTGATTACTTTTGCAAGTCTTTCAACAAAATCGTCTATATCGCCATCCGCAATGAAATACCCGCCATTTATCTCTTGGTGCTTTGCAACTATATTAAATATTGCTCGGGTCATAAATGTGACTGTGTTCCCCATTAACTCCGGTTCAGGCTGTGGTTTATTCAACTCGTTTATTACTCGCTGTATTAATGCGTTTGCTATCTCTGGTTTTTCCATAGCAATGGTTAACACTTCAATAATTTTTTGTCTCTTGTTAATCATCATTTCTCCTATAACCAACTGTTATAAAACAAAACCCAATGCAGATGCCCATGAAATAAATTTTCACAACTCTTCCTTATTCTTCTCGGCTTCTTTGTTCATGTTTCCTAACACATCTCTCGCTTTCATCATTGCGTCTGCAAATTTGTATGCTTGTTCCGCATGAATCGCATGGTGGTCTCCCCAAGGCTTTGTGTTTGCGTGCATTAAAGCAGGTAACGCCTTCGCCGCAAAGTAATCACGCAAATCCATGCCTTTTTCGTCTGGTTTGCTTGAGTCATATTTACCGTCTGCTCTTGGAAATGCTTTCATTCTTTCTCCTTCAACTCTTTAATCTCGTCAAGTAAGTCGCCTATGATCTTTAAGTGTTCTTTATGACGCGCTTCCATCACGCCTACTACCTTATCAAACTCTAACTGCCATTCTTTCATCTTGTTGGTAAGAAGTTTTGATTGATACCAAACGTAATCTGCTGTTATGCCTTCAACTCTTTCTGTCTCTGCCATGTCTTTAATGAAAGGGTAATGCTTAATAAACTCATCCATCGTTCTTCTCCTCTTCTAATTGTTCAAACGCATAATCGGGTACTTTGTCTCCTGCTTCTTTCCGCTTGCGCAAAAAGTCTATTGTCTCTTGTGTGGTTTTGAATTGATGCTCCCCACCACCTGACCATACCTCGTAGTAGCCGCCCACATGGTAGTAACAGTAAATATCTGAGTCAGCACCCAATCTACAGAAGCTCATCAAATCCTCCTCTGACACATGAATGCTTGTTGTTCTACACGAAAGGCTCCTGCGTATTTGCAGTCACCAATCACTCGGCTTTCTGTTTGTACTTGTCCCATGTACAGCCCGACAAAGAACATAATGAATGCCGCTAGTGATCTCGCCCAGACATTGTTTATCCAAGCGAATACTTTTTTATAGTCTATAGTTTCAACGATCATTTTCCCGCCTTGCCTGTAAATGTAGGTACGCCCAACTTCATAAAGTATTCGGCTGCTATTCGCGCTTCATCATCATTCATGTTTGATAGATTGATGTGATTACCTTCATTAGTTGTGATGGCTTCTATCTTGCCAATCAATGGCTCTTGTTGTGCTAAAAACTTAGCGATGTATTCACGGTGTGGTAGTATCTCTGACATGTTAGTTATCTCCTTTTCGTCTAATCCATAAGTATTCTTCGCCACGCGTTGCACCTAAACAAATTAAATCCATCTCGGTGTATTCATTCCAATGCGTTTGACCATAAGCGGGCGATACGTAAATGTTTCTCTTGGTGCTTTGGTAATGTGGTAGATGCATGATGCCGTCCAACCAATAAACTTTCTGCATTTCTCTTTCTGCTATTACATCAGTAGTCATCGTAGTCATCCTCAATATAGTAACTAGACACGCGATCTTCATTAGCCCTTCGCGTGTTAACCTTCTTCATCTTCGCTGTGCTAACCTCCTTTGGCGTAAACAATTCCTTCTTTTCAACAACTGGTTTCAAAATAGGGGCGTTGGTCATAATTGATTCCATTGTCTGGAACTGTCTCTTACAATCAACGCACTTACGGTAACGCTTGACACCGTCATATAACTTTATACTTGTGGCAACGATAGACTTGCCATTGCAATGCGGGCATAACATTTAGATATTCACCTTGGGTAGAGAAAAAAATAGCGATTCAGGCGACCCTGAACCGCTATATAAAGTATTACTTGCCGTCTCTGTTACGCTGAAACAGATAGTCGTTACGAACCTCTGAAGGAGGAACCCAACCATACTTGCGCCACTTAGCCTGCACGTTTGCGCCTGCTGTCCACTTGAAGTTGTCTAGCGCATCTATATGTTGCCTATCACCTTGGTAAACGTCTGGTGATATAAGATTCTCTTCACCTACGATTTTGAATTTCATCATTTAACACCTCCTCTAGTTGATCTACGTTATCTTCATTTACAACAAGCGGAATGCCGCCACACTTACCAATCTCGTTTAGATTCTTAACCTGAATTGCGGTAGTACGATTGCCATTAGCCTTACACTCGATGCCTATAAATCTGCCCTTGTAACACGCGACTATGTCTGGCACACCTGCTGTACCGTAACCGCCCATGAAGGGCATGAAGTAATAAGCTCCTAGCTTATCAAGTGTTGCTTTGACTTTCTTCTTTACCTTCGCTTCAGGTTTCACTCCCTATACCCTTTCAAAGATTCAAGCTCTGCGTCAGTCATGATTACTATATACATCGTATTTGATGCGCGCCAGCCAATCGTTGGCGTATCGCCCTGTGTCTTAAACAAATCTAATCTGGATAGTTTTGTATCCGTAGATAAGACTTCAGGGTTAGCTGAAACAATAATCATCGACAGCTTGTGTTTAATAAAAACGGGGAGGGTGTCATAGTCAAATATCCGTAGATGATCGTCCCCAACAAATATCGTATGTTTTGCGCCTTCAATGCGTACTGGCACACGATATACTCCCTCCCCAAACTCGCCTCCAATCGGTGCAATGTTTATATAGTTACGCTCGAATATAAAATCATTCCACTCTCTTGGTGTATCTGTTGTATCTACATTCATGATGGCATAAATATAAATGATGGTTTAAGTAACGCTGTGTTACCCCAAGAATCTCTCTTGTTGAATGCCATTACGTTTAGTTCTTTAATGATTCCCTTAAATGATTCAGGATAGAACCCGCTCTCACCTGTGAAAGTCATGTTGGGATACAGCTGTTGTAGGTGTGTTTTCAGCATAGCCATAGTAGTAATAGTGTCATCCACTTCCATCACATCATTGACGCGCCTGAATGGCTCCGTTATGTCGCCCTTATAACTCTGCAACTCCCCCATGTTATCGCCGTGCCCCCACGTAGGTTGCAAACGTATCTTGCCTACCATGAAAGACCCCAACGCATCATGACCCACAACACGCAATGGCTTGCTAAAAATCTCCTGTAGTTCTTCAAACCTCTTGGCTCTCATACTATCAATCGCTTCGTATTTGTCAAGAGTAACTTTAACTTTTTCCATTGATTCTTTTGATAGGGTATCCTTACTTTGATTGTTTAAAACTATCATTAACAATCTATGAACTTCTTCACCCGACAACATACTGTGCTTGCGCGTTTCGCCGAATGTGTTTGAAATCATCTGCAACATATTGTAAATATCTGAACCATAAACGCACTTGAACATATCGTCTGTAGTTTTGGGTATCAATTTCTTTTCTTCAATAACCTTCATTAAAAAATTTACCTTCTTACCAAAGAAAATTAACTTGTCCTCAAAGTCACGCCCACGATCTTTAACCTCCATCACATTACGAATCGCGAACGCTTCTTTGCTCTTCATCCAATACACTCTGCATACAGGGATGCCGTCCGCACGCGACATGTAAATGTTCGCTCCCTCAATAGTTTCACCAGAGATAGCTAACACTTGAAGGTCGTACTTGTGCGCCAACTCCCGCACAAGCGGGAACGCTTTGTTATCTGTTATTCGATGTGCCTCATCGGCTGTGAGCGGGAACTTTTCTTCCCCATACTCACTCATCCTATAAGCAGCGTGTGTATGTATGATTTTCATGTTTAACCTTTCAGGATAGGGTGAATCGTTATTTATTAAATTTAACCAACTTACCTTTCGGCGGTTTGAAGTTTCGATTCTCCGTCACTAGCCATAGAGTATCGATGCTAGTCTCCCACCTTGGTCTCTCTTCCACGTAGCCATCAGTAAAGACCACTATGCAATCGGGCGAATACTTCTTATCCTTCAGGTAGTCCGACACACACGACACCATAGTGCCGCCACCACCCAATGGTTTAAGAATGTCTTTGATGTTAGGTGAGTCACCTGCGAACACCTGCTCACCATGTACCTCTGTATCCCACCAGAGTATTCTCACCGTGTCTGGCTTACATACATCACAGATCACCTGCAACTGATAAGCGAACGCGCCCAACTCCTCTGTACCAATAGACCCTGACGTGTCGATAGCCACGCATACCTCAGTCAATGTCTCTGTGTCCTCGCTTGGTGCGTAAATGTCATTAGCCAAGAGATTGCGATTGAACCTACGCCATGTCAGCTCGTCCTTACCTCGCACGCTGTTAGATACAAAGTCACGGAACTCGTCCTTCCAATTGATCGGTATCTCCAATGACTGACTTATCTCACGCGGGATGTTAGCCCCCAGACGACCCGCCAACATACCACCCTCACGCAAGGCTCGACCTACCTTCTCCTCGTACTCCTTCAACTCCTTGGCATCCTTACCCTCGGCTCCGCTCATGTCATGCTCATCGCTGTCCTGAACGGTGACTTGTCTGCCGTTGATGTTTATGACTTCACCCTGACCTGAACCGTTATTCTCATCACCATCGTCAGACTCACAACTCCCGCCTTTGCTACCACTACCTCGTTGCTTTCGTTGCGGATTTTGTTTCTTTAGTTCGTTGTATATCTCACGTACCGACCACCCATCGAACTTGTGATCGAGTATCGCGCTCTCAGGCAGCTTGCATAATGGCTGTGCTTGATGCTTACCTTTGATGTTATCGATGATGTTGTTAACGACTATATCCATTGACACGTTAGCTAGAACGTGATCCTCTTTCATCAAGTCCTTGTGTCTGTGGATATGAAGTAACGCTACATGCAGATTCTCATGCAGCACCACCGCTCTTGCTTCCTCGTCAGACAACTTAGCCATAAACTCCTTGCCATAACGCTTGTTCTCACCATCGGTGTATGCGGTAGGTATACCTTCCTTGACCTCACTCTCACCCATTAACATTACGCTGCCGTACAACGCTGTCTCTGGATGACGCATCATGATGATGTGATTCTTCTTCAGTCTTTCTTCGTCTGATAGATATGACATAATTCATTCCTCACTTTTTTGTATGCCTCGTCATAACCTGCGTTATAAGCGGCGGCGATTGGTAATGTAAGTGCATCGCTTTTTATATTGCGTTTGTACTCGCTTTCATACTTCATATAAAAAGTGCATGCATCATTGTCCTGTCTAAACAACTCATCGAACTCGTCCATGATTAGAGATACTTGTAGTTGTCTTTAGTCCATGCCTTAACGTCATCATTGTTAGCGGCAAGTTTAGTAGTGCGTTTATTACCCATCAACATAGTGAAGAACACCGACTGCAACTCACTATGATTCATACGCTTGATGAACTTCATGTACTGACTAAGCTCGTCCTGTGTTTGTAAGTCATCCACCGCATTGAACATCATCATGCAAAGTGCAGCCATATCACTCGGCATAGGTACGCCCTCTGGGTTAGCAATTACGTCCTTAGTTTTAATAACCTGCGACTCCATCTCCATGTAAACAGACAACGCTTTCGCCGCCGCTAAGCCGATCGTACCTGCAAGTAACACTTCAGCCACCTGTGTACCCATAACTTCACGGTTAACCACGATACGATTAGCTTTGTACAATGAGCGAGGAGACACGAACGACACCGCTTGTCCTGCCTTGGTTGGATTAAATATAAACTCATTGTTCTCCTGACCACCGTCCATGTATGACGCTAAGCAACGTGGATTCATCGCAACGAACGAACGCAAGGTAGATGACACGCCATTCTCACCCGCCCAGATATTCCAACGCCGCGCATCGGGTTTTTCCATACGTACCAAACAAATACGATTGCCTTGGTGCGCCTGTACGAAATCGCCTACGCCATCGCTTCCGTTGTTACTTGTGCCAAACACGATAGACCCAAGTGGCAGCTCCACGTCACCGACCATACGCTCTAACATCAATCGCGTAAACAACACACCCATCAACTTGGGAACCTTGAACGCCTCGTCAAGCATGATGACTTTGGGCTTGTTGCTGTGTAACTTGAACAACCCACCGATGTACTGCTCAAGTGACTTTGTCTCGTGGTTTGGGATTGTGCCCGCTATGTCCATATAATCTTTTGACGGACAGTCAACGTAGATGTAGTCGTACTTGTCTCCCAACGCTGCGCGCATGTTCTTGAGAATCGAAGTTTTGCCAACACCCGGTTCGCTCACTATGATTGGTGTGATGTGAGAGTCTTCTCCCTCAACTGTCTGGGATAGGATTGGAATAACTGTCGCCGCTTGGTCGATAGTAATCGTTTGTGTAAAGTTTATTTTTGACATGATGTCTTACCTTTCAGGGTTGGGTGAATCGTTAATTAAATGTTGTCGTTACTACGCGGCATAAACTTGGACAGAATATCGTCCACCTCATCTTTAACTTGCGAACGCGCTGCGTCTGACTCACGTAACATGTCAGCATCAACACCACGCAACGCCATCTCTAATTGTGAGATAACGCCGGACAGTTTCTCGTCATTCGTCAAATTAAATTCTTTGTACACACGGCAATACTCTTTCGCTTTAGTTACCGTGCCTTCGTAAATCTTGCGTTTCTTTTGCTTCATCTCACCATCTTTGCCTACATACTCATCCACGTCACAGCAATGAGACAAACTCTCCATGACCTCGACCAATCTATCTACCTGATCGTTCAGGATGCCCTGAACTATTCTTTCCGCTTGTTGGTTGTAATGATTGTTTAAGTCATCAGCCAAGTCCTGTGCTATCGCGCAACGATAGTCCCCCACCGGAATCTCGCTTGTATACAGAGTGACACCGAACTTGCTACGTACCTCTGCCACATCGGGATAGTCGTTGCGGTTAAACATCTGACCTTGCGCGAACGCCATGTTAGATACCGTTGTTGCGTAGTTGTTACAGAACTCATCCAACAGACGCTCGAACTCCGTTTTATGCTCATGAAACTCCTGCATGAACTTGGGTAGCGATACGTGCGGCAAATAGTCCTGCGCTTTATTCCACGGGTATGTTGTGCGTTGCATCCAGTTATAGATAGTCTGGCGATAGTTCAACAGATTCTTGTGGTCTATGTTGTTAGCTAATAGATTTTTAACGAACCTGCCCGCGTTCACGTCAGCTTTCTTTGCCGTAGTAACCTCATTACTGATAGCCCGATCTTGCTTAGTCGCTGACCAGACGTTGACCTCTACTGAGACAAGCAAACCTGCCGTAGCAAGTGACGTGATGTGTTGCGGTTTATTTAAAGAGACATTCATCTCAATTCCTTTCTGTGTGGTTAAATAGAACTTCATGTAATGCTGAATCGTTAAATCAATGTTGCTGGTAATTGCTTCGTCCACCATTTATAAGTATATCATAACTTGACATATTATACAAGCGAATTACTCCACTTTTATATATGTACCTGTGGGCTAAGAATGCCCCCAATGACATCAACGCAATCGATACGATTAACGCTGCACATATAAATAGAAGCCAGTTGCTAAGCCTTAGACTCATTTTGATGTAGCCTTTCATTTCCTTGTTGCTGCAATTGTTTATCACCGCGCATCGGCAAACGCTTAATCTTGTAGAGCAAGTCCTCCACGCCCTCATCGGATAAGTGACCCTCAACGTCCTGCGTTATCTCGGTGTCGTACACCAACTCATACGTGTAATTATCTTGGTCGTAGAAAAACCCAAGCACCGCCAACTCCCACAAGCCTTCATCACCTCCGTAGGTATGCTCTCCCTTGACGACTGACGCTCCGTAACCATTCTCGAATCGGTATATCTTCTGTACTGCGCCGCTCTCCAATGGTCGTGCCTCTACTGGCACATGTAAGGAAATTTCATTACCTATATCGTTTGTTCCTGTATTCATTTCCATCCCAACCTTCCTTTAGTTTTGTTAATGTGTGCGAACAAATACTCACGCTCCCAAACGGTACCTTTTTGCCGCCTCAAGATACGTTTGACATCACGTATTGTTTGTTTAATTGACTGCTTGTTATTCCTTACGTTCATTGCCCTTCCTTCCATAGTCTTTCAATGTCAGGTTGTACATCTCCTCCAATTCATACAGCGCATCTTGCAATACGTCTGCCTTGGTTATCCAACTCGCCTCACGAAAGTCCGGCGTTACTGTGACCTTCGCTTCGCCCTTCTGATCGTTCCAATTGACTCTTAGCATTAACATAGCGATTCACCCCTTCCTGTAGTATTAAATCCAACATCCGGTTAAAGTTTTTATACCCAACGTCACGCCTCTGACGCTTCTTCATTGTTGCTTCACTTACTCTACTCATGCTCCACCCCACACCACTAGCCACGCTAAGAATATAGCCATGCCTATCATTACCCATAACAACACTTCATCTATGTCCATCATTTAACTAACCCTCCCTTGTTGTTGATGCCTTGTAAGTCTGTGATGTCTGTCACCATCACGTAGTTACTCTTGTGCATTGGTACAACGCACCGCTTGATACTTAACGCTGCGTTGTCTCCGCATGGCATACAAGTCTTGTACCCCAACGCCCACCGTGCGTGAGCCACGGGTGAGCCACATATAATGCAAGGTCGTGTATGATTCTCTTCACGCATGCCTGAACTCCTAATCAATGTAAGTGGTTCGGTGTAAATCTAAACGGCAATCGTAGTTGCCATGCCTTTGTGCCTCAACGTCTGTCCAATCCTCGCCTATGCGTATGTATTCCATCGCGTAAGCATCTTCTTGATTACGTGCCCCCGAGCAAAACGTACTGGCAAACGCTTTGAATAAATCCTCCAACGCTTTGACCTCCACGTAGTCTGGATACCATTTCCAATCCTCGACCTTGAACACTACCTTGTTGTCATCGAACTCAAAGTATTCATGCAGCTTCAAGCCTGTCAAACTAAACAAGTCAGGTATGTGTTGTTTAACCCACGCGTTGACTACCTCCTGTGAGCCTGAAGCTTCACTTCGGTCTACTGCGTAGCTTCGTTTTACTGCGTACATGATGCACGTCACACTTGATCTGTATCCCATGTCATCGCTCCCATACCCAAGGCATATTGCCTTCGTCAAACAACTCAAGCTGTTTACTGATGTGCTTGTTCTGCATGTCTTCCATGTATTCATTCAGCCATACAACGTGTAGTTCTGGGTGCGTCACGTACAAATGCTCCGGTGGTGGGTACATCCTCAGCAGAGTCATAACGCGCTGCGCTGCGTCTAGGTCTACGCCGTAACGGAAGAACACATCTTCTTTAATTAGATCATCCATTGATAGGTCGGGTGTGTCTATGTGCCACCGTTCCTGTGCCTCGATCATTGCTTGTTTTAGTTTGCCCATGATTTAACTACCTCCTCCAGTTTGGTCATCGAAAAGCTGCTCTTGTTGTGTGTTGCTGTGTTTCTCAATTCACGTAACTCTGAAGCGATAGCCAAGGTGCTAGGTGATCTCCATTCGGGTGTTTTGCTGCCTGTGTCGTACAAGTATGAGTTTTTCATGCCTTACCTTTCTGTGTAGTTCACGTCTACGTGAAGTGTTAAATAACTTTCTTGCTGATCTGTCGGCTAGGCTTGATACATTGCCCCTCGACATTATTATTATACCATAACTTTACATATAAATCAAGGTAGTTGTGTGAGACTTTTGTTCTAGGGTAGGTGATGGTTTTGTTCTGGTGATGTGGGTAAAACCGGAACAAGTTTTTACTATATGTAGTAGGTTTGGGGTTGTTTGTTCTGGTTTTTAAATGTTGCCGGAACAGTAAGAAAGGGCTGAGATACCGCATAAAACCTAGCTTTTTTAATTTATTTATTTAAGATAGATACTATATATAGTGTTCTGTTCTGAGAGAGAAAAAGGGTATGGCTGGTTGGGAGTGTTTTTTGATGCACTTGCCGCGACAGACGATCAACCTGAAAAAAACGTGTTTCCTGACCATACCCCCTAAAATCACCAGAACATCGGAACAAGCACGTAAGTCGTTGATTTAAAAGGCGAATTCCTGTTCCGTAGCCAGAACAACAACAAAATAACCGGAACAAAAATATCGTGTTTTATGCGGATTTATGTGGGCACAGCGTCATTTAAGCAAACGGTAAATGATGGGGCAGATTAAATTAGTCCGGGGCTGGGCACAGCGTTGGGCGTCATCTATGGGTTAATTCACGCATACGTGAAGTCTTATTTAACGCGCTTGCGCACGCCCGAGCGCGCGCGATAACTAACAACTGGTTTCAAAACAGCGGGCGAAAAAAAAGCCCGACCCTTTCGGGTCAGGCTTGAGGTATTACTTAGTCACGTCAAGTTTTACCTTGAACGCTATGATCGCAGCCTCTAATGCTTTGCTGTTGGCTGTTGGGTCATTACCGCGTGATTCTGCTGACTTGCATCGGGTTTTCATTGTGTCGAGAGTTTTCTCGATGTATTCACCAAATGACAATGTAGCTGCTCTGGTCTGTGAATCGGGGTCGCGTTCTTTTAATACTTTCTTAGCTGCAGACTTCAAATCAGCTAATCGGTTAGAACAGTATTTATTGACGCGATCACGTAGATCATAGATCACGCGATACTTAGCAGGGTCTTCGCTCTTCATTGCGCCGATTTGTTGCTGGCTGTATGAAAATGCCATTGCGACATTCACCTTGAATCTATCTTTGGGTAACTCGCCGGATAGTTGCGCCAATGGAATAATATTACCGTCGACGATACCGTACTCAATTTCGGCATATTTAGGTAACTCACTCGCACGTTGACGAAAACCCTCATTCAGTTCGACACGCGATTCTGAAGATATATCTTCAGGAAACCCGACGATGTTATCCAACGCCCACGCGCCGTCAGCGCGTACCGCATCAGCGCGTTTTGCTACGTTATAACCAAAATCCGACAATGATTTGTAGGATTGCACTTCTACCGCAGATTTTGCTTTTGACATGATGTCATCCTTAAAAGATACCGCGACAACCCGAAAAGATCGTCAACCGGTAATAATGTTATAGCTGAAACCACGTTCAATAATCAAGTTTTCACGTATACCTGAATCGTTATTTAATTAGCTTGCTCGCCCACGCGCGCCCAAGCTCGCGCGACGACATAACTGGTTTCAAACGATGGGTGCAAAAAAGGGGGCCGAAGCCCCCGAGGATTACGCTAGGTCTGTCTCCCGTGCGTCGTAGCTCATTATCACAGTTGGGTAGTCACGCCCTTTTGTGTGCCGTGTAACTCTTACACGAGGGAACAACTGACTGAGATTGTGGAACAGCTCGACTGCGTCGTAGTACACCTCAGTTGAATAGCTGCGGAAGATGCCGTTGTGGTCATAGTGACCAATGATGTATGTATCCATGATGCTTCCTTTCAAAAGATGGGGGCCGAAGCCCCCGAGTGATTAACTAAACCGTGCGCCTATTAACTTGCCGCGCTTACCGATCAGCACTGTTGCATTGTGTGGGTAGCATGCTGCCCACTCGAGCGCCTCGTCATATGTTCTAGCGAACCGCATCGACTCAACGCCTTCCCACTTGAAGCAGCATACATAACCGAACAGGTAGAACCACACGAAGCTGAAGGGCTTAGCCTTCAGGGTATCTTTAGCAATACGCATTACATCCTCCTTAAGATTACGACACACAACGCATCGTATGATTATGTTATAGCTGATATCCACAGCAAAAAGCAAGTTTTCAGGGGCAGCCCATGACCCCCCGACCCCCCCTTTCCCATCTAGGTACCATCGCCCGCCCTCTACCCCAAGAGATGCACAAATAACTCCACCATTTTCCAAAATCCAGACTACATTTATTTTTACTCCCCCCAGAAAGTCGCCATTTCTAAACTATACTTATTACTATCATTAAATATATTCATACCCCACCCCCCACTCAATTTGTGTCCGTACAACGTATACACATTTCGGACAAATACCCCCCGTATAGGAGTCCCAACCTCCCCCACTTGCAAAATAAATATTTCATGTTATAGTTGGCAAATTCCATAGGCCACAGACCGCTTATATGAATGTGATTGTCCCAAACATCGATGAAGATATTCCTCTACCAGCTTCAGCTTTTGAAGCTATGCCACAGCTTTCGCCTCACGAAGAACTAGAAATGCGAGCGCGCACTATTAAGTTAGTGGCTGACTTAAACGACACCCCCATAGAACCTACTCCAGAACACATGGAGACTGCCCGAGAAGTGGCAAAACAGATGATGACAAACCCAGCGCACCGCCCTGAGTTTGCAAAGTACCCCAATGAAGTGATGGCTTACCTAGCCGGAATGGTTGCGCAATCGAATTGCATGATTGTAGAAGAGCTATCTGATTTAAAACTATATGTAGTAAACAAACTTGTATCCGAAATAGAAAATGCCAAAGACGCTAAGGCACGGATCGCGGCTATATCTAAATTAGGTGAAGTAGATGGCGTAGATGCATTTAAGAAACGCTCAGAGATGACAGTAAAAGTGCAGCCTATTGAAGAAGTTGAGAAAGAATTACTCCAAACCCTAGAAGTTTTACAAGAACAAGTGCTAGAAGTTGAGTTTAGAGAGTCAAAGAGTGAATAATTTAACCTCGGAAGACATTTTTAAGCTAAAAGAAGCGCTTCCCAACATGCCTGAGAAGCAAAAACGGCGCGTTGCAGAGCTTTTAAAGCGGTATCAATCCGAAGTAGCACAGAAAATGGGGCGCGAGTCGTTCCTAGACTTTGTAAAACACGTCTATCCGGGGTATAAAGTAGGGCCACATCACTATAAATTAGCAAGAATCTTTGAAGAAATAGCCGCTGGCAAGAAAAAACGGGTGATCGTGAACATCGCCCCGCGTCACGGGAAGTCTGAACTCATATCTTACCTCGCTCCGGCGTGGTTTCTGGGCAAATACCCCCAGAAAAAGGTGATTATGGCCTCCCATACGGCTGATTTGGCTGTTCAATTTGGTCGTAGAGTGCGAAATTTGGTTGGATCGGAGGCATATCGTGACATTTTTCCGCAGATTGAGCTACAAGCGGACTCGAAATCCGCATCAAGGTGGGGTACAAACTTTAATGGCGAGTATTTCGCCATCGGTGTGGGTGGTGCTTTGGCTGGTCGTGGCGCTGATCTTTTCATTATTGACGATCCACATTCTGAACAAGAAGCCAAGCTTGGACGACCTGAAGTGTTTCTACCAGCATGGGAATGGTTTCAGAGCGGGCCTCTCCAGCGTCTCATGCCGGGCGGCGCAATTATTGTAGTAATGACACGGTGGAGCAAACTTGATCTCACTGGACAAATTGTTACGCAAATGGAGCGTATTGAGGGTGTGGATGAGTGGGAAGTCGTGCAGTTCCCCGCCATTACCGATGAAGACCAACCTCTCTGGCCCGAATTTTGGCCGCTTGAAGAGTTGCTGGCGAAAAAGGCATCACTGGATATTCGATACTGGAATGCACAGTACATGCAAGAACCCACGTCAGAAGAGGGAGCGCTAATTAAGAAGGAGTGGTGGAAAGTCTGGGAAGAAGAAGACCCACCTAATTGCGAATTTATTATCATGGCGTTAGATGCCGCCCAAGAAGCTAACAACCGTGCCGACTACAACGCTCTAACTACATGGGGCGTGTTCTATAACGAAGAAACTAATAATCACGCTATCATCCTATTAAATAGTATTAAGAAACGACTAGAGTATCCTGACCTTAAAGCACTTGTACTAGAAGAATATAAAGAGTGGCAACCTGACGCGTTCATCGTTGAGAAGAAGTCTAGCGGATCGGTGTTGTTCCAAGAGTTTAGAAGAATGGGCATACCTGTAGCGGAGTTTACGCCGGGTAAAGGTCAGGACAAAGTGAGCCGAGTTAATGCGGTGTCTGACTTGTTCAGGTCAGGCATTGTGTGGGCACCGTACAAGCGGTGGGCGATGGAGGTAGTTGAGGAGTGTAATGACTTCCCGTCGGGTATGAACGATGACTTAGTTGACTCGACAACACTAGCGTTACTTCGCTTTAGGCAAGGCGGCTTTATTCGACTACCGAATGATGAGCCAGAAGAAATTAAATTATTTAGACGTCGCAGAACTGCGGCTTACTACTAGGTAAATTATGGACAAAATACAGAAACAAGCCGCAAGACAGGCCGCGCTGGTGATGGAAGCCGACATTAAAAAGCGCAAAGAAGAACACATGCGGCAGTACCCCAACGACTATATAGCTGCACATAGACCTACACACAAAACAAAAGAAGGCGTTGAATCAATGCCTACGCACTATCACGCAGGTGATATGGGTAAGTTTCTTGATACATATAAGAAAGCACAACAGTACGGCGCGCCAGCTATACCAGCAGAAAAACTAGCTAGTATGGCTCTTGTAGAAGGTCGGGAAGATTTTGGATATAACGGGATATATAACTATAACAACCCAAGGGCTAAAAAGTTATTTGATACTTTAGTAGATCAAGGCGCAGATAGAAATTCAGCGGGGTTTGCCGCTGCTGTGTTGGATAAGAATGAGGTTGCTCACCGATTAAAGATTCCATTTGAAACCGCGTGGAATGGCACGGGTAAATCCATATGGGATAAAACAGGCGGCGATTACGCTAGTACTGTTAAACAAGCTGAAAAAGTTTTAGAACACCCGAAGAATAAACCTATCTACGACTTTATTAAGAACAAATTAAGTATGGAAGAAGAGGGCGCTCCCGTACTAGCAAGTGCTAATTCTGTGCAAATGCCGCAAGAATATACCGAAGGTAATTGGAAACTAATATGAGCGAAATGACTTGTATGTATTACCAGCAAGCGATGCCGGTAGGCTTTTGCGACTATATCTTGGACTCTATTGATTGGTCTGTAGCGCAGGACGCCACAATATACAAGGATACTGGAGCAGAACAACAAAACTCACACCGTAAAGCAGAGATAGTCTCTGACCATTTACTTTCACCCATAGGGTCGGTTTGTAAGAACTATTTGGTATCCGGCAATGCGAAAGGTCAATGGGCTGGGTCTATATGCAACTTCGATATGGTGCAGATCATAAAGTACACCGAAAGCGGGCACTACGCTTGGCATAACGACGTTTTGCCTCCTCATGACGGGATTGTGCGGTGTGTATCGTTAGTGCTGTTATTAAACGACCCCTCTGAGTTTGAGGGCGGACTGCTACAGATTAAAAACAAAAGCGACAACCTCCTGAAGAATAAGGGAGACATAGTTGTGTTCGATGCGAAAGCTGAACACCGTGTAACACCGGTAACAAGTGGAGTTAGATATACCGCTGTGTGCTGGGCATATAAATACTACGAGGAATAAAGATGAGCATCGACAAAGCATTATACGCAGCCCCGCAAGGCATAGCGCAAGGATTAGAGCCTGATCTGGAGATTGAGATTGAAGACCCAGAAGCAGTGACTCTTAGAACAGACGGCTTAGAAATAAATATTGAGCCACGCGAAATGGACGACGAGGACTTTGAAGCAAACCTCGCGGAATACATACCAGATAATGAACTGACCCTTTTGGCTGGTGAGTTAGTTGATGCGTATGAAGAAGATTTATCTAGTCGTAAAGATTGGATACAAACGTATGTAGATGGCCTTGATCTATTGGGCATGAAGCTTGAAGAGCGAACAGAACCTTGGGCTGGCGCTTGTGGTGTGACCCATCCACTTCTTAGTGAAGCATTAGTTAAGTTCCAAAGCGAAACAATCATGGAGACGTTCCCTGCTGCGGGGCCTGTCAAAACTAAGATTATTGGCAAAGAAACTACCGAAAAGAAAGAAGCAGCTGAACGTGTACAAGCGGACATGAATTACCGTTTGACAGAAGAAATGCCTGAGTATCGTCCTGAACATGAGCGTATGTTGTGGGGCTTGGGTCTAGCTGGTAATGCGTTTAAGAAGGTGTATTTTGACCCATCATTAGGGCGTCAAGTATCGTTATTTGTTCCTGCGGAAGATGTAGTTGTGCCGTATGGCGCGACATCACTAAAGACATCAGAACGCGTAACACACGTAATGAGGAAGACAGAAAATGAGTTACGAAAGCTTCAAGTGGCGGGCTTTTACTGTGAAGTCGATCTCGGCGATCCGGTTAATACTATCGAAGAAGTTGAGAAAAAGATTGCGGAAAAGCTCGGGTTTAGAGCTACGACGGACGACCGATATCGTATACTTGAGATGCAAGTTGATCTTGACTTGCCCGGTTATGAAGACACTGATGAGGATGGAGAAGAGACGGGGATCGCGTTACCGTACATCGTTACGATTGAAAAGAATACACAAACGGTACTCTCGATCCGCCGCAATTGGAAACCTGATGACAAACTAAAACAAAAGCGTTCACACTTCGTTCACTATGGCTACATCCCCGGATTCGGATTTTATAATTTCGGACTTATTCACCTCATTGGGGCCTTTGCCAAGTCCGGCACATCCATTCTGCGTCAATTGGTTGATGCAGGAACCCTCTCGAATCTTCCGGGCGGGCTTAAATCTAGAGGACTGCGAGTCAAGGGCGACGACACCCCCATCACCCCGGGAGAATTTAGAGATGTCGATGTCCCGAGTGGAAGTATTAGGGACAACATCCTGCCCCTGCCATATAAGGAGCCATCACAAGTCTTAGCGGGGTTGATGAACCAGATCATTGAAGAAGGCCGTAACTTCGCTAATGCTGGCAACATCGCTGTATCTGACATGTCTTCTGAGTCCCCAGTTGGGACTACATTGGCTATTTTAGAGAAAACATTGAAGACGATGTCTGCAATTCAGGCACGTATTCACTACTCAATGCACGAAGAGTTCCGTCTATTAAAAGACATTATTCGTGATTTCACTCCTGAAGAATACGCATACGACCCAGAAGATGGTGATCGTAAGATTAAACAATCTGATTATGACCAAGTAGACGTCATACCGGTGAGCGACCCTAACAGCGCAACTATGGCGCAAAAGGTTGTTCAATACCAAGCTGTACTACAACTAGCACAACAAGCTCCTCAGTTGTATGACTTACCCCTGTTACACCGTCAAATGCTTGATGTATTAGGCATTAAAAACGCTGCGAAACTTGTACCAATGCAAGACGACCAGCGCCCACGCGATCCTGTCACAGAAAACATGGACATCCTAAAGGGTAAACCGGTTAAAGCGTTCTTCTATCAAGACCATCAAGCACACATGGCTGTACATCAAATGGCTATGCAAGACCCTAAAATTCAATCTGTACTGCAACAAAACCCTAACGCACAAGCGCTACAAGCAGCGATGATGGCTCATATTAACGAGCATTTGGGTTATGAGTATAAGAAACAGATTGAAGCACAGATCGGGATACAGATTCCTGATTATGAAGATGACCAAACCATACCGGAAGATATGGAATCTCAGATCGCTAAGATGGCTGCACAAGCTTCACAACAATTGCTGCAACAACATCAGCAAGAAGCTCAACAACAGCAGAATCAGCAACAGATGCAAGACCCAATTATTCAAATGCAGATGCAAGAGTTGCAGATCAAACAGGCTGAAGTACAGCGCAAGATTGCTAAAGACAAGCTTGATGCAGAGGCTAAAGATAAGCAAATGCAAATTGAGTTAGCGCGTATTGACGCGCAGAAGGAAATCGCCGGTGCAAACATGGCGATGAAACACGCAAGTGATACACAGCGTAATGAGAAAGAGCAGAAAGTAGAAGGGTTCCGTATGGGCATGGAGATGAACAAAATGCGTATGCAACAAGCTCATCAAAGTGAACAAAATATTTTTCAACAGCAATCCAAACCACCACAAAAAGGCAAGGATAAAAAATGAATACAAAGATCATTGATGTAACTATTGCGTTCATAAACGAAAGACGTGGGCCAATACAAGCGGCACTTTGCGACGGTACAGCTAAAGATTTTTCCGAGTATCAAAAACTATGCGGCGAGCTTCGGGGTCTTGCTGTTGTAGAGATGTACCTTAAACACCTCGCTAAACAATTGGAGCAAGACGATGACTGACATAGTAATCGCTACAGAAAGCGGTGAAGTACCACAGGATGCAGAAGATAAAGCGAAACAACTGCCTAAACCTTCTGGCTACCACATACTAGTAGCAATACCCGAAGTTGAAGACAAATACGACAACGGTTTAGCCAAAGCTGGCTCAACAATGCATTACGAAGAAGTACTTAGTACGGTTTTCTTTGTCGTGGATATTGGCCCCGATGCTTATACAGGCGAAAGATTTAAGTCTGGGCCTTGGTGTAAGAAGGGCGATTTTATCCTTGCGCGTCCGAATAGCGGTACACGTTTGAAGATTCATGGACGGGAGTTCCGTCTTATTAATGATGATTCAGTCGAAGCCGTTGTGCAAGACCCGCGCGGTATCACACGAGTATAGGAGACCACATGTCTACATTTGAGAAGAATGAATTTAAGTTCCCCGATGAAATAGAGACGACTATGTCCCGCCCAGAAGATGAGGAAGAGGAGTTTAGCGTTGAAATCGAGGATGATACCCCGCCAGAAGACCGAGGCAAAAAGCCCCTTCCGGTAGATATTGTTAACTCTTTGGAAACACCAGACGAAGGGGGCGAGTACCCCGATGAGGTAGTGACCAAGTTTAAACAGTATAAGAAAGCATGGCACGATGAGCGTCGTGAGAAGGAAGCGGCGCGGCGTGAGCAAGAAGAAGCTTTACGGATAGCTCAGTCTATTCTTGAAGAGAATCAACGCCTTAAGTCTACTTTGATGACGGGCGAGCAGGCGTATATATCAACTGTACAAGAAGCAGCCGAGACCGAAGTTACTATGGCTGAACGGGAGTACCGTGAGGCGTACGATACTGGAGACTCTGAGAAACTAGTCGAAGCTCAGAAGAAGCTGACAAATGCCACTTTAAAGTTGGATCGTGCAAATAACTTCCGACCCACTTTACAAAACCAAGAAAATGATGTAAAACTGCCGCAAAGATCACAACCTGATAACACAACTCAGGAACCTGATCCAAAGTTTACAGATTGGCAGCGTCGAAACTCGAATTGGTTCAACAAAGACGAGGAGATGACCGAAGCTGCAAAAGGTTTACACCAGAAACTATTTCGACAGTACGGCCCTGAATATATTGGTACTGATGAATATTATGCGACGATTGACAAAACAATCCGCAAACGGTTTCCGGAAGTATTTTCCTCAGATGAGGAACCTGAGACAAAACCTCAGAAAAAGCCGAGTACAGTTGTAGCAGCCGCTAAACGAAGCACGGCTCCGAAGAGCGTTAAATTGACCGCGACACAAGCAGCGCTGGCAAAAAAATTCAGACTCACACCGGAGCAGTATGCTCGTGAAGTACTCAAATTGGAGAACAGATAATGGCTGACAATAGACTTACTCGTGAATTAGAAACTCGTGCGCAACAGGAACGCCCCAAGCAGTGGGCACCTGCGGAGACTCTCCCAGAGCCAGACAAACAAGCTGGTTTTGCGTATAGGTGGATTCGTGTTTCAACTTTGAACCAAGCTGACCCCCGCAACTTGTCAGGCAAGTTTCGCGAAGGGTGGGAACCAGTAAAAGTATCGGAACAACCAAAATTTCAACTGCTAATCGACCCGAATAGTCGCTTTAAGGACAATATCGAGATCGGTGGATTGTTGCTTTGTAAGACGCCTGAAGAGTTTGTGGTTCAACGTAGTGATTACTACAACAACCAAACTCAAGCTCAGACCCTTGCAATCGACAATAGTTTTATGCGAGAGAACGACCCTCGTATGCCTCTGTTCTCTGAACGGAAGTCGTCGACGTCGTTTGGTAAAGGCTAACCCTTTAATTTTTTTGGAGTTTAATAATGGCACAGACTAGTCCCTACCCATCGGTAGCGGCCCCTTACGGGCTACAGCCAATCAATTTGATTGGTGGTCAAGTGTTTGCTGGTTCGACTCGTCTTATTAAGATTGCTAGTGCTTATGCTACTAACATCTTTTACGGCGACGTAGTTAAACTTGCGTCTACTGGTACTTTACAGAAAGACACTGGCACAACTACAGCGACCCCAGTAGGCATTTTCCTTGGTTGCGTTTACACAAACCCAACTACATCACAAAAGACTTATGCTGAATATTGGCCTGCTAGTACATCAGCGTCCGATGCTTATGCGTACGTTGCTGATGATCCTGATGTTTTGTTTAAAGCTGTTCTAGCAGCTGGTACAACTGCTGACGACGTCACTTCTGGTTTGCTCCCTGCTTATCTGGGTCAAACTATGGTTGGCTCAAATGCTCAGTTGGTTCAGAACGCTGGCTCAACTTTAACTGGCGATTCAAAAGTTGCTATCTACAGTGCTGCTGGTGGTACTACTACTGACTCACTGCCGATCCGTGTGATTGACGTTGTTCCTGATACTGCTAATAGCTCTGGCAATTTTGTTGAGTTTATTTGCAAATTCAACGCCCCTTACATGGTATCTACATATAGCGCTGGCCCTCCTGTTACAGTTACGACTGTAGTTACTGGCGGACATCAGTATCTCAACCCAACCGGCGTATAAGGAGCATATAAATGGCTATTTCACGCGCACAACTACTGAAAGAGCTGCTCCCCGGCCTGAACGCATTGTTTGGTCTGGAGTATGCTCGCTACGGCGAAGAACACAAAGAGATTTACGAAACTGAAACCTCTGAGCGTTCTTTTGAAGAAGAAACTAAACTTTCAGGTTTCAGCGCTGCGCCTGTTAAGAACGAAGGTAGTGCAATTCGTTACGACAACGCACAAGAAGCTTGGACAGCACGATACAACCACGAAAC